GAGAACAAGATGCCAACCGTACTACAATTTAGACGTGGAACAACCACACAAAACAATTCATTTACTGGTACTGCTGGTGAACTTAGTATTGATACAACATTAGATACAATAAGGGTACATGATGCAAGCACAGCTGGGGGTTTTGCGTTACTAAAAGAAACAGGTATCAGCAATCTTACACTAAACGCACAAGCAGAAATAAGACTTGGAGATAGTGATAGTTCAAACTATGTAGGATTTAAATCACCAACAACAGTTGGTTCAAATTTAATTTTCTTTTCAATGCGTACTGCATTATCATTAAAGCCGCGATAAAGTATCTGATTGCCAAAACGGGAGACGGAGGTGTAAAACGACATAAGCATCCTTTTTCATTATATAAGACTATTATACCACAGAATGAAGGGAAAGTAAACCATTAAATGAAAAAAAAGGAACCTTTTTTCAAAGGCCCCTTCTTATCGTCAGTTATAATACTCAGCTTCTTCTCCAGTATAAGGCCACATTAGTATGGAAATCCTTTACGTCTAAGTTGAGACATGCGATTTTCTAAGTCCGCTAGGTCTGTTGCCTGACAGAGAAATCTCTCTTCGGCAGACATTCCCATCTTCTTTAGCCAGGAGTAAATGGATTTAATCACCATAGAACTCCTTATTTAATCTGTCTTGTGTCTTCTTATTAATGTTCCACAATACAGTTTCGTATGCTTCGTTTGGATACTCAGTTCTTTGTAAGTATCTAGCAACTTCAATGTTAGCCTGCATTTGTCTGCTGGCTGCAATTGAGTATCCTAGGCTTCTTAAGATGCTCCATAAGAATGTTAGTATAGGCTTAAGCGTTAAGCTGTACACCTTCGTTGAGTAGTTGAGAGCTAGTGCTGTCATGATTATTTACCTCGTTAGAATTAATTTTAATTTTACGAGGACGCTTTTCTTCAGGTAGGATTACTTCTAATGTGACAGTTAGAATCCCATCCTTCATTTGGGCTCCGGTGACTTCCGTGTATTCTGATAGTCGAAATGATCTCTTAAATTTTCGAGCACTTATTCCTTTATGAATGTACATTTCTTGTTCACGTCTTTGAGGACGGTTGCCCGTAATCTTCAGCACGTGATCTTTCACCTCGATATCAATATGATCTTCGTTAAAGCCCGCTACTGCGAGTTCTACTTCATATTGCATATCGGTGTTTTTAACAACATTATGTGGGGGATAAGTATCCTTTGAGCCAAGATGGATTGATTCCAATTGATCAAAGATGTGGTCGAAACCTAAGAACGCGTTTCGTGGGTATGCAAAATTACCAGTCATGTTTTATATCTCCTATAAACATTAGCAAGATTAAGGTTTTGAGCTCCGGATTATCCAGCAGCTCAGTACTATATATAATAAATTATTTGTCTGGATGCCATCCGGTTAGACAAAAATATTTAGTAGCTGCATCGATTCGATCGTCAGCTGCTGCGATTTTATCAAGCTCGCTTTGAATAGCTTCTACAATATCTGAGTGTTCTCCAATACCTGCAGGATTTCTCCTATAAACATTAATGTTTGCGATTGCTACTGCTTTTGCGCCTTCAGCGTGTTTGATTGCAGCATCAATTAATTCCATATTTTCTGCAGACATGATGTCTCCCTACTTATTGTTTCCTATGTTATACTTTGGACAAAGCTCCCATTCTTGTTTTTCCTTGAATGGTATAATCTTTATCTGTCTTAATGGAGCTTGAGGTTCGGAAGCATTACCCTGAATCTCTATTAAACCCCAATCACCCATTAGCGTAGCAATAGTATTTCTGCGAGCTAAATCAGATTCTTCTAAATTGGCCTTTTTCCCATCGAGCAAAAAGAGCTCTTTGAAATGCACAATAAAATATCTACCTTGTTTATGCAAGATATGACATGATTGAAATAGTTTTTTATCTTTTCGAGATGCGACACCGATTCGTGTCAATGTTTCTCGCACTTTTAAAAAATCATCTGGTTCACTTAATGTAACTTCCAACATACTGGCTGGAGTCCATTCTACTAAATTATTTTGTTCCACCTTTATACACCTTCTTTTTTAACCCATTAATTTGTTCGGGTGATAGAAGTGTAAGTGCTTGGCGTGCCTTTTCATTACTATAGCCATAATACTGTTTTACCACTTCGATATCACTCTCAACTTGAGGCTTAGCCCATTTTGAAAAACGTCTTTTCTTTCTAACTATATTTATAAGAAAATCGAATTGTAAACGACTATCGATGTGGTGAGCTATATTCATTTCATTTGCCATGACAACTGTGTCATTAAAGTAACTTAAGCCACGGTTAACCATAAATGAGTTATAGCCTTTTTCAGCTATATCATCAATCATGATATCTTTTTTGCTATCATTGATAGCTGTTAGGTATTCAAAAGGATTCATAATATATTAACCTATTTAAGATTTTTTGTTGTTATATATCGCGAAGTTTTCTGTTCCAGCAAAATTATTATCCCATCCATCATCTAAGACAGATTTTCTGCTAAACTCTGGAGGCTTGGGTAACGTAACTTTGGTAGCCACCTTTTCTGATACAAGATCACCATACATTTCTTGCCATTCTTTAGTACTATTGAAATTCGACATTAGCCATAACCTCCGTTAAACATGCTACAACATTTAGTTCGTGATCAGCAACAAACGCGTTTTTGTATTGATAGTCTGCAAGTAAAAGAACTAATTGTGGTATTGATTGTGGTGCAACTTTGTCACTCATGATATCATAAATACCACGAAAGATAGCGCTTGCATCTGTATCTATATTATTTACTACCCAGTTACGCATCTTTTTAAAATCTTTTTGTTTTAAAAATCCGATAAGAGTTTCATAATTTTGACCTGATGATTTACTTAAAATACCTGAGTCAATAGTACCTGACATACTATATCGCTGCAATTCATTTAAGACTCTACGCCAATCAGGCGCGAATTTCATAATCAATTCAGCAATTACTTTTTCGTCATATGTGACGTTTTCTGTAGCTAAGATGTTTTTAACACGATCCATAAACGACATGCACAATGGAGCCATATCTTTTTTACTGGTGTTAAACTCATAAACCCCACAACGAGAATGAAGTGGTTCAATGATTCGATTCTTAAAATTACAAGTTAAGATGAATCGACAGTTATTCGAGAATTCTTCGATGAATCCACGAAGTGCTGGTTGAAAGGACTGTGCGTTTAGATAATCTGCCTCGTCAAGGATAACTACTTTGTAGCCACCTTGAAGCGAGACAGTACTAGCAAACTGTTTTATTTTAGTTCGTAGCGTATCAATGTTACCTTCTTCGGAACCATTGATAAGAATCCAGTCAAGGCCCAATTCATTACAAAGAGCTTTGGCCACAGTTGTTTTGCCTAAACCTGCAGTGCCGGTAAACAGCATATTAGGGAGCTCACCGCCTTGAACGATTTGTTCAAAGACCTCCTTCATAGCTGCAGGTAAGACTGTATCACTTATTTTTCGTGGACGATACTTTTCCACCCAGAGAAACTGGTCTGACATTTTAAATCCTCATAATATAAAGTTAAGTAGTTCAATAGGGTTTAGGATTATTTAGACGCTTGCTCTTGCTGATAGTTTTCACACAATTGAATGATCTGAATTGATTGATCACGAAGTTGGCCAATAGTGGATAACTCTTCACCTTTGAAACCACCACGTTGAGTGATTGCATCAATGACAGCAATAGTTGATCTTGCACTACGATTTGAAATATCGTAAATTTGCGAATGAGGTTCTGTTGAAAGCTCAACAGCTACTTCGGTTTCTTTAGGCTTTTTATCTTCTGACATATTATACTCCGAAAGTTGAAGATTTTTCAAGGGCGATCCAGTATTGGACACCATTAGACTTGTTGACGAAATGTGAGATTAGCTTTGACGAAATAGCCACGTCGTAATCTCCATCAATAATTTTTAAGTTATTAATGTCGAATGCAAACGAGAAGTTTGCTTCTTTATATTCACCATCAATAGTGATGGAGAAAGTATTTGATGTTGCATTTGCAGGATCAGCTACAGTAACTTCGAGTGCACCATCTTTAGGAGTGAATGCAAACTTGTTATTATCAAGAGCTGAAGCAGCACGCTTTAGTCTAGATAAGGTTGAGCTATCAAGTGTAAATTTTACATCAGCTTCAGGCATTGTAATAGACTTACTTGGACAAGTAAGCATTTCAATATCAGAGAAGAAGTATTTCACTTTAGATCTACCAGTTGAATCACTAATAATTACGAAGTTTTCTTCGAACTTAAGATTAGGTTTATCAACTAGACTTAGAACGCTTAGAAATTCTGGTAGGTTATAGACACCAAACGTTTGTGGAAACGCGATATCAACCGTAGCAGAGGCTAGAACGTTCTTAGCTTCAGTGATTGTTTTGATTTCATTACCAGCGGTAACTACTAAATTGGGGTTAATTGATGCGAAGTTCTTTAATACTTCTAGGGTAGTCTCATTGAGTTCCATTATAAAATCCTTAAGTTGTGGGCTGTTCTCATTTGATATAGTATATTATACCATACTTTCATAGTAAAGTACACCTTTTATTTCATTTTACTGAAATTTTTATCTTTAACGAATTCGATCTTTTCGTTAAATTTGCCATCTAAGATCTCCCCTTTATGAGAGATGACGAACACATTAGTATCTTCGTCTAGGCTATATAGTATCTTCATTAAATTATCAACTCCTTCATGATCTAAGCTTGAATCGAAAGTTTCATCAAGTATCAATAAGTTAGTTGATACTGAATTCTTCATTTTTGCTACTTGTCTCCAAGTGAACAATAATGCTAAATCGATACGTTGTTTTTCTCCTTCACTAAAACTATCATACGTAAATTCATCACGATGTCTTGACCGGATAGTTTCTTGAAAGCTTTCATTAAGATCAAAGTGGACAAAGAAATCTAAGACTTGTAGGTATTGATTAATGAGTGTATTTATAACAGGCAAATATTGCTTAATAATCTTAGTTTTGATGCCTGTATCTTTTAGCATTTCAAGTATTATATTATTATATTGCTGAGCTTCATTCATTGCAAACTTAGATTCAAGTAAAGCTTCACGAGTCGTATTTAAGTTTACAAGATCTTCTTGAGCATCTCTTAGATCAGCAGTAACATTTGTATTTAGCTCATTCTCGATATCAGTAATTTGTCTTTGTAGTCTACCGATTTCTTGATTGTTAGAGTGTATATTTTTCTGCTTCTCTCTGAAATCTTTAATAAGATCATTGAGCCTTTCAATATTAGAGACAATGTCGGTGGATTCGACAGTAGCACGGTCCATAGCTGATTTAAGTTCTTTCGCCTTATTTTTAGCACCTTGGAGTTTCTCCTCACGGACTGCCTGAGCAATCTCTTGCGAACAGGTTGGACATTCAGCATTCTCTTCATAGAATTTAGCGTCCTTGGTAATATTACCCATTTGCGTTTTAAATTGTTGGAAGTATGACATGATATTTTGTTTTTTGTCATGAAATTTATTCAAGCTTTCTTGAAGATCTTCAGAGCCATCTATCAAACCGGATAATTCGCTATTCGATTCTTGTAATATAATGATGTCACTATGGTATTCTTTGATCTTATCTTTTTTATTGTTTTTAGTTTGTTCAGTTAGAACTGTAACATCTTTAATATATTTCTTTTGTGTTTCAATTCTATCTTTAGCCATTTCCATATTGTAATGGTTTTCTTTAAGCTGTTCTCTTAATAGACTAGATTTTTCTTTTAGAATACTATTCATCTTTGAAAATACTTTTATATCAAGTAAATCTTCAATCACATCTCGACGGTGGCCGCCGGGTAATTGCATGAATGGAACAAAACTACTACTACCTAATACTACAACCTGGTGAAAAGATTTGTGATTAAGTTTTAGATAATTTGTTTCAAGTATTTTTTGATATTCTTTTGCATGTGATGATTGATTAATCATAATGCCGTCTTTCCAAATTTCAAACTTATTAGGTGCAATACCTCTTAAGATTTTAAAATTAGATCGACCAATTGAAAATTCACATTCAACTTCAGTATTCTTTTTATTAATAGAATTTACTAATTGATTTTTAGTAATTGCTCTGTGTGGTTTGCCAAATAAAGCAAAGGATATCGCATCAAGTATTGTAGACTTACCTGAACCATTATGACCAACTACTAATGTAGATTTAGCTTTTAGTAAATTGATTTCAGTAAAATCATTGCCGGTTGATAAGAAATTCCTATACCGTATTTTTTCAAATTTTATCATTATGTAATCTCTTCGGCTTGAGCTTCTTTCATCAATTCACGCATATTGAGTTTGATTAATGTCTTATCTAAGTCAGTCTCAGTATTATCAATATATTCATCAAGCATCGATGACGTATCTTCTATTGAAACTTCACCATCAATTACATTATCACCCATGAATTCACTAAAGTTTTCTTGGATTTTTAATTCATGAATATTTTCATTTTGAATACGATCAATAAATCTATCAAATATAAACAAGTTACTCTTATTCTTTACAACCACTTTAATGAATTTGTTAGCGCATACTGATACATCATAATCAGTATAATCAGTCTTAGAATCATCATAAATAATTCGTTCAAACAATCGCAATTCATTCTTAACTGGAGTAACTTCGCGAGTTTCTGTATCGAGAACATGAAAGTATTTTGGATCATGAGCATCACCCCAAAAGAATTCCATTTGAGATCCAAGATATTTGATATTGTCTTGATGAGAACCTACGTGAAAATGACCAGTAAGAACCATTTCAAAACGTTTGAATATACTTCTATTCATTCCACCATGATGAGTAACACCTCTTAATACTTCAAAGTCTGATAGTTCTAAATGAGCACCAATCCAATCAGCAGAACATGTATTAATAAAGTCCATACAAGTATTATAGTTTTCTTCACAGATCCAAGGGATTAATCCCATTTTTAAAGATCCATAATTCATTACGGTTGGTTCCATAATGATGTTTACTTCATCAGTCCAGTGACCTAACAATTCTTTTAAAGAGTTTAAGTCGTTTGTGTTTTTATAAAATGTGTCATGATTACCAGGGATAATATCCATAGTAATACCATTGTCTCTTAACTTTTGTAAAAATACTTTACGATTAGAGTTAAGAGCTTTGAAATTAATAAATTTGCGATGGTCGTAATAGTCGCCTAGATGAAGAATGTGTTTGATTTCATTCTTTTCAATATATGGCCAAAATACATCATTATAAAAAGTCTCTTGATACTTAATGAAGATATCAGATGAATTTCTGATTCCGCAATGGGTATCGTTCAATATGGCAATTTTCAATTCATGAAGTCCTGTAGATCTGAGTCAACGATCTTTTTACGTTTAACTTTTTCTTTTTTAACAAATTCTTTTACTTGGCTATCAACACCTTTAACTTTTTGAATTCTTCCTTTAAGGATATCAACAAAATGTTGTTCTTGATTTGTAGCAGCCATGTTACCATGAGCACCTACATCCATGAATGCTTCGATGCCAGATTGTGATAAGTATTTGAACTTAATATCTTGTTGTTTTTTTTCTTTTGCAATACGTCTTAAAAACGCGTACCAAGATATCTGTGTAAAATAAGCAAAAGCATTAGGCTTACCAGTTCTAGTTGCTGCTTCTATATTATAATTTTCTATAGCTTTAAGACAATTTTCAACTGCATCCATTACCATTTCTTCACGATACGTATAACGAATAAAGTTAGACTTATGACTTAAACCTTCAGAAATGCGTAGAAAACATCCAGCTAGATAATCAGTAACAATAGGCAATTTTACTTCTTGTTCTTTTGCCACCATTACAGTTTTTACATAATCCACCACTGCTTGGCTGAATTCAGCATTGTTTACGTAGTGGGGTTTCTCTCTAGGTTTTACCATTTCATTCTTTCACCTCGACTATTAAAATTTTTCATTATGTATATTATACCACATGTAATTGGAAAAGTACACAACTAAATGACTATATGTTGATATTAAATTTATTTTCACTTTTGCTCATTATTTTGTGTACATTGTTGGGAAAGTATGGTATAATAGAAGAGTTCCTTGAGGGTAGGGGTATACTAGGGTAATCTCTTTACTAATGGAATGTATCTTTCTTAGACCTGAATTTAATTACGTTAGCAGTCTTAGGAGTAGAATCATCAGCATACAAAGCAGTATCTTCAGTAATCCGGTCTTTCATCAATTTAGCCATTGTTTCATGATAAGCTTGCATAGCTTTCTTTGTATCTTCCAAACCAGTAAGATCTTTGTTTCCATTCATGATCATCTCTTCGATAGCATTCTGGTACTGTTCAATCAATTGCTTAGTTGGAGTACATTCGGAGACGACATGACCTGGGTTTATAATTTGAACATGTTGCCCATCACCTTGATACAACATAAAAGGTCTAAAAGCATAATATCGTATTCCTGTCATTCCAGGGCCTGACCGTTCTGCGTCAACAAGTTTCATAGTGTTTCTAACTACTAACGCGCCATCTTCTGTTTCATCACCAAAATCAAGAACTTCGGTAACAATCTCTTCTTGGTTCGTAAGCTTAAATTGTCTGAGTTCTATTGTACTCATAAATGTGGTTCCTTTATTATCCATATTGTTATTTATATATCAATTTCATGTACTGAAACTTCAAACTGCTCTTTTTTGTATATCTTCAATCTTTCGGCTGCGTGTGCCATTGCATAGTTTTTCTTTGATTTCCATGATAGGTTGTCGGCGAAGTCATAGAGTCTCGTTGGTACACCATTATCTGATTTACGTAATCCGCGTCCAATAGACTGGAGAACTTTAATTTGAGATTTAGACGGTGTAGCAAATATAATATTATGAAGGTTTCTAATATTAATGCCAGTACTAAAAGTACCAAGTGAGGCGACGATAATTCCATCTTTTTGTCCTTCCGTTATTCTACGGATTGCTTCTCTATCTGAAGTTTCTGTAGCACCACTAACAAAAAATACTTTTCTATTAGCAGCAGCATTGTTATTTATAAGCTCAAATAAAGGCTTTCCATGCTTATCAACAAATTGGAATAAAACTAAAGTATTGCCTTTTAAATCGAGTGTTAAGTTTTTAATCAGTTTGTTTCGTTTTTCATTTCTTACAATATAGTCTACTTCATCTTGATAATCGCGTTTATTTTCTTTTCTTACTTCTTCTGGATATTTTAGAACAAGCATTTGAATTTTTAGTTTTGCAAGAGTATCATTGTCTTGGAGTTCTTTTGTTGTAGTAACATTGAACACTCTTCCAAACAATCCTTCTAGAACTAGTTTGTGAGTTTGTGTTCCATCTAATGTGCCGGTGGTACCAATACGATAACTTGCTTTATCACTTTTATTCATAATAGAAGTTAATGATTTAGATTTAAACCCATGAGCTTCATCACCAAACACTGCTCCAAATTGTTGAAACCAAGTACGAGGTAGCTTATAAACTGATTGCCATGTAGATATAACGATACGTTCAGTTAAAGTGTTTTTAGGTTTGCCTGAATAAATTCTATGGATTTCTTCATTAACATTAAAGAAATCGTCTTTAGCAGAATACTCTTCCATATCAGTATATAATTGTTCTACTAATGAAGTAGTCGGTACGATGACTAATATTTTTTCGTGAGTTGATTCTAGAATATATCTTGCTAAAACATATATGATTAAAGACTTACCAGATCCTGTAGGTGATAGAGCAATTACTCTTCTTACAGCTAATGCTTTTTGAATAGCAATCTTTTGATAGTCTCTTATAGGAAACGGTAATTTCAATGAGTCGATAAACGTAGTTAAATCCTCATCACTAATTTTGTTAATTTGCAATAAGTTTTTATCTACATTTACATCATAACCACGTTTCTGTGCAAAGTTAGTAACATAAGTCAATAGACCTATAGGTAACTCTCGCGTGTGCACATTAAATAATCGAATTTTTCCATCCCACACTTTATTACGATATGCTGGCATAAACTTATAACCTGGGACGTAGAAAGAAAAGAATTCACTTAGTTCTTGTGCAATACCGCTATCACAATCAAGAAACATATTCGCTTCATCTATTTTCTTAAAATCAATTACATCACTCATGAACCACTTTCAAATTGCCTCCACTTTATCATATTACCAATAGTTTGATGACGCCATTTAATATTCTCGACGATTTCATGCAAAGTATCAACAATAGTTTTTAAGTATTGAATTTTCTCTTCTGATTTTTGGATTTCTGGATCTGCATCATAATAGTATTCCATCTCACCTTTTAATACTTTTAAACCATTAAAAGGATCTAGTTTCCACCCAGTAGCTTCGATTTCTTCCTGAGTCATTTTACCATTATAATATAGCCACTTATTTTTCAACAAGCTTTTTTGACTAAATTCTGCTCGTTTTAAATTTAACTTAGTAGTTGATAACAATTCTAAGTATTTAGCGTGTAGTGCTGGAGTTTGTCTAGAAGTTTCATCTAATGCATTACCTTCAATCTGGCAATCATTTTTCCAATTTTCTAAAATACTTTTCAAATCTAACATAATATACTTTTCACCTTATTTTTTTCTTAACTTTCTAGCCTTAGCGTACATATTTTCAGTACGATTATATACAACTTTTCTAGTAGTCTTTCTTCTTAATCTAGCTCTTTCAGCTTTGGCCATTCTTTCGGCTTTTTCAGTACCAAGTATAAGATCTTCTACTATTTCTTCTTCCATTTGAATTACTCCAAGTTTTTATAGTTGAATGCTGTTCTATACAACAACCTATCACCTTTTACTGCATTACGTTTATGATATGAGAAAAACTGATCGTTTAGTATAAGATCGCCCTTTTTCCAATGGTGATTATATATATACTTCTCTTGAAATAAATGATCGTGAAGTATTTTAATCAATGGTTGCATTTCTTCCATTGTAAACTCTTGACCATTTTCTTTACTTCTGCATTTTCGCATAAGACCAAAATGACCAGTGTAAATTGCTTTGCCTCTGTCTTTAAACCATGAAGGAACTGTTCTTCTTGGGTGCTCAACAATAAGTGGTTTCCAACTTCCTCTTTGAGGATTTGCTACATTATTATTCTTTCGTCCTGTCGGTTTAAGCTTGCCATCAAACATAGCTAACATTTCGTGCAAGCCATTGTTTAATGCTTTATCATCAAATTCGTAAATTGCATTATCTTTATCAAACTCTGCCCAATATTCAAAATTTTCTGCTACTATTTTTAGATCATGTGGTAAATCTTCATAAGCTTGTTTACTATTACAAAACGAAGTAACTACATCAATTCCGGGTTTAACACAATAGAAAGCAATCGCAGATTCAACAACATGTCTCCAATGTCTAAAATTACCATTGTTATGCCAGCCTAAATCAGATTCAGGAAACAGTCCTACAAATTTTCCATCTTTATCTTTTTCATTAGTTACTCTAGCAATTCCACCGTGTTCTTTGTGCATGAAGTAAACATCGTATCCAGCTTTTTTAGGATTATAAATGTTTCCAACTTTACCAGCACCTTCCATTAAATGTATTTCGTCTAAGTTAGCATTTGGTATATATTGTAATACATCGTCTGGTAAACCATAAGCTAATTCTTTCCAGTTATCAGTATTTTTCATATCTACATTATATACTACAGGTTTAAACTGCATTCATTCCTCCATCATCATTATAGTATTATATATTAACTTTGCTAATTCACAGTGGCCAAGTTCGTTTGGGTGACCATCTTTATCTGAAATTGTGTATGATATTTTTTGATTTTTTTCAAATACGTTATTACGAAAACATCTATAGAAACTTGGTATGAAAGGTCTTTCTAACTCTTCGGTTAAAAAAGTTTCATGACCACCGTTTTCATTTCTTGGATATGGATATGGTCCTTGAAGATGATAAGCTTTTTCACACACCATTTCAAAAGCTTTCATATATCTCACATTTCTTGTATCACATTCTAATCTATTAAAATAACCTAAGTTATCTAAATTTTCCATAATAACCCTTAACCCAGCGTAACCTTGATAATTCTTCTCGCCTCCCTCGTCTCTACCTCTTCTACTTCTATGTTTTTCAGTTACATGTACTCTTTCAAATTCTGTCCAACTACATATAGCTATAACGTCATCAGTTCTAAGTTTCCATAACTCATCTATCATACTACCGTATATAAAAGAATTACCCATACCTGAGATTCCACGAAGTATTAACTTTCTTCCGAGTTTTTTAGCGAGTATTTCTGGCCAGAGGGGATATTTACCATATTTTCTATTATATAAATCGCGATCCACAAAGGAATCACCCGTCACAATTAAATACATTATTAAACGTCTTTTATTTCAAATTGATCAAATGCAAAATTAATTGGCATGATTATATATTGTACATCACCAGTTGCTGCTTCGAACATAATATCTCCAAGCGATGTTGGTATTGCATTTTTATATATTATTTGTTTTATTACATTATTATGTGAATTTGTAATAGATACGGTGATATCAGCAAAACTCGGACCAGCACCATTCATTACATCCATCGGTGAAGCGTCTTGTTGATTAACAAAACTTTGCATCCAATTATAAATTTCTTTATAAGCGGCTAAGTCTTCATCCATAATAACCATCATGCTTAATTCACCAAAATCAATAGTGTCACCAGTCATTTTTAAACCCTGTGACATTCTTGGAATCGGAACTGGTACTGCATTAACAGTCATTGCTGGATGCATAATGTTTTGAGCAAAAAACTGTAGATTAGGAAAGTATTTCCTATCAATAGAAATTCTAAATCCGTTAGGTTGAAGATAATTTGTATTAGTAGTTTGAGTAGAAGATCCTACTCCTACTGTAGTTGATGTAGTTGTAATTGCCATAACACTTCCTTAATGTATATTATAACACTATTTATAACAAAAGTAAACATAAAAAAAGGAGGCCGAAGCCCCCTTTTAGTTTTATATTGCAGTTTCTTATTAAGTTAAGATATTGTCAACTCTAAAGATTCTGTAATACTGGTTAGATTTAGCAGTTGCTAGACCGGATGCAGGAGCTGCGCCAACGAATGGGTTTGAAGCCATACCGTAACGAGTCTTGAAACCAATCTTAGGCTGGAACGTATTCTCGCCAATTGCACGTACCATAGTAAGCGGAACGTATGGGCAATAGAATAGACCTGCGTCATATGGGTTTGTACCCTTATAACCAACAGTAACGTAATCAACAGAAGCATATGGGTCAATATAGACCTTTGTACGTCCGTTAAGTACACCAGCAAAAGTTGAACCAGTATCATCTACATTAAGATTTGCAGAGATAGCAGGTGTGTAATCAAGCATACCAGAAGCAGCAAGAGCTGAAGCTACGTCTGAAGAAGTGATAATGAAATTACCTTTTCCTCTACGTGTTTCTTTAGCAATGATGTTAGCTTCTCTTTCGATCTGCATGATCAAACCTTTGAACTTCTCAACAGACCATCTACCATCAGCATCTGAGCTTAGGTTGAAGATACCGTTAATGGCTGTGTTAGCCTGAAGTGCACCAGTCTTAGCTTGTGAGTTAATCGTTCTGATTACTTCACGGTTAATTTCAGCAAGAATTTCTGAAGACAAGATATTTGCCAATTCAGTTTCAGCATCCAAACCATGAATGGCTTTAAGATCCTGAGCTAATTCCAATGAATATTCAGCTTTAAGAGCTCTGGACTTTGCAGTCACAGTAGCTTTCTCAATGGTGAAACCCATCTGCTGGAATGCATCGTCTGTACCAAGTGCTTCTGCGGAATCGGTAGTCATACCAGTTCCAGTAATTGCAGTTGCTCTATCTGAATCGATAGTAAGAGCAGCAGCACCACCACCTGTATTAGTAACGTTCAAACCAGATGCACCGGATGAACCATTACCAGCACCAGTTTGAGTACCAGCATGTGATGTATCAGCTTCGTTAAACAGAGCTTCTGTTGAACCAGTTGTACCAGCATCGTAACGTGACTTCATCGCAAAGATTAGTCCAGTTGGACCAGTCATTGGCTGAACACCAGCTACGTCATAGGCCATAAGGTTAGGCATAGAACGTCTTACTAATGAGATCAATACTGGATCCCATGTACCGATAGATGCGTTATTTGCGCCAACAGGAGCGGCTTCAGTTAAGAATCCGTTATGTTGTGCACGCTCTTCTGTAAGAGCTCTTTCTTGGTTTTCTAGAATAGCCGCAGTTACGGATCTTCTATGTGAGTCTTTAATGGCGCCCGCTGATTCTTCATTCAGTACAGGTGCCCACTTTTCTACTAGTTTATCGTATGACTGCATAATGGGAACTCCTTATTTAGCAGATTTGCGAATTGCGGATAAATACTGATCCATTAAACCGCCACCAGCAACTTCAACACCCTCATGGATATCTTCATTACTGTCGTCGATTATTGACTCAGTTGTCTTTCTTGAATTCGATTTAAAGTAAGTTTCTTTGATGGTAGCAACTTTCTTCGTGAAAGATGCTTCGTCTTCGAAGGTGACGTCGTCAGTTAACGCCAAAAGTTTTTCGATTTGAGTATCAGCTAAACCAGATGCAGCTTCCACTACAATCTGTGCGCGTTTAAACGTTTCGATTTCTTCTGACATCGCAATTGACTTTCCAGTTTGGTCATTAAGCTTCTCTTCAAGCTCAGCAATGACTTGTGACTGTTCATCAACTAGATCGACTTTACTGTCTGGAACAGTGATGTAAGACTCAGTAAATAGATCTTTCAAACTATTCATGAAACCTTCAGCAATCTCTGTACGAAGACCAGCTTGAACTGCAAGCTTGTTTTCATCCATCCAGTTCTCAACAACATAATTAAGGTAGCTATCAACTTTGTCGACCATTGCAGAGTTTTGCTCTGTAATAGCTTCTTCGAGTTCAGTTGCATAGTTTTCTTCTAACCTATCAATTTCTTGAGTAAGTTTAGATTTTAGCGCTGCTTCAAATATAACTGCAGTTTTAGCTTTAAACTCTTCTGAAAGAGTAGCTTCAGACTCTACCAATGCGTCTAACTCACCGTTGTAGTCGTATTCAACAAGACTAGGAGTCTCATCATCTACATCAACGGATTCAGCTTTACCCATCATTTTATCGTATGATTGTTGAAGTTCAGTTTTTTTCATCTGATTCAATTTACCATACATTGCATTGATAATACCTGCTTTAGTTTTAGGCATTGCTTCCGGGGTACCACCACCACCACCAGGGCTTGTGCCCTTAGCTGGGCCGTCGTTCTCGGCTTTTTTAACAGCACTTACCGCAGCTGCTTCTGCGTTTTTCGGATCCATAGCTTCTTCCACGACTTCGCTCTCGTCAGTCTGGAGTTCTACTTCAGCATCCTGTTTAATATCTTCAGACATACTTGCGTACTCCTTTTTCTAAGATTTGAGTAACGAGAGGAAATTTTTGAACTCACGAGTTTGAACCTCATAAAGGTTTTTTCGTGGAGCTTTCAGAATTTCTGTCTCCATTTTTTCAATTTCTCTTGCTTCAATAATGCCGTTATTCCAGATCCAATCTACGCCTTCCATGATTCCATTAACAAACGCTCCGGGAGCACTTGGATCTTGTACGATGTCAACCGTATTTAGAATAAAGTCGTCTTTGACGACGTTTACACCACCTTGTTGCATGAGACTACCCATACCACGAGTTGAGACACCTAACTGAACACCACCTGAAAGAAGACCTTCGACAATCTTACCCATAGGAGTTGGCAGTATAGTTGCCTTTCCAATCACATTATTTCCCTCAAATTTGAGATCTGTAATGAGATGTGAAACTTTATCTAGATTAACAGTTGGTCCCTCAGGATGATTGAGTTCGCCTACTGCTCTTCCAGTTTTTACTTGTTCTGTAACGTATTTATTAACAGCCCTTTCCATAATTGCTTTTGGATAGACTCTTCCGTTACGGTTCTTTTTTTCAGTCTCAGCAAAAATACCTTGGATAGAATACTTCTTTCCACCGTCTTCATTTTTTTCAATGAGACATTCGAGGCCTTGAGCTTCGCTGTATTCGCTGATTAACTTCATATTATCCCTTTACCGCTTTAACAAATTCAACACCGGCTTTCTGCGCAGTCTTTAAATTCTTAAAGTCATCTAACTTATCTCCATCAATATAAAGAACAAATTTTCCTTTATCTTTATGGATCATAATTGCAGCACCCTGGATCTTGGTATCATACACATGCTCGCCAGGAGGCATTTTTTTAGCTTCTCGAAGTTGATTAAAGCTCTTCATCAGCTTCCTCTTCATCTTCTTCTTCATTTTCTTCTACATCATCAGTATCATCTTCGATATCATCAGTATCATTCTCTGGCTCAGCACCATTAAATACTTGATCTGCAATCTTAACTTTTTCAGCGTCCATTATACCATTGACTCTATCTGTCATCAAATCAGCAAAGATTGAATTGGCTGCATTGAAGTCTTGGTCTTTAACATTCTTAATAAAATTAACGATTTGTTCCATATCACTACCTTTTGTATTATTTATATAAATTTAGATCTCTAAAAGAGTACTAAAAGAAGAGTTTTCGTTCTTCTTCTTTTATATACTCTTTTAGTTTAATTAATTGATCAACATACGAATGATATTGATGAATCCATAATACATCTCCACTCGTCTGATAATTTGCATCTGCGATGCTTGCATTGTTTTGCAGATTCAATATAATCTTTTGCCAGGGCTTTCTAACTGAGTCCCATTCAAGATTCTTCTTGTTCTGTATCTTTTGGCTGATCGCCTTCTTCATCTTCTTCACTTGGCACTTCCTCCTCAGGTTCTACTTCGGGATCATTCTCGTCCTCATCATTACCAACAACTTCTTCGCCAGCTGCCGCTTCTTTTTCTATTTGTTTCTTCATTTCTGCGATTTCATCGTCTGTTAATTGAAGAACGTTCTTATAGACATATTCTTTAGAGAAGAAACCTTCTGCACCAATATAATTGGCAACAGCATCTAACGTTCCTACTCTTTCTTTAAAGATCTCGGCATCACGTAATTCAGTGAAATGATTGTCTCTAAGGAAATTGATATTAATATCATTCTTCCAAAATTCCCAATCTTCTAGAGTAATTATACCTTTTAGAACTAGTTGCTTTTTAAGAATTTCCAAGAATAAACCTGAAAATTTTCGACGTAATCTTTCAATAAACTTATGAAACTTTAATTCTTCACGAGTAATTTCTGTTGCTCGTCCAAGCGAGAAAGCTTGTTCTTGCTCTAGACGTGAGATGGGAACGTTTAGAGATCGATACAATTTCTTTTGAAAGTAAATAATATCATCAATTTGTCCTAGGTTCTCTCCTCCAGGAAGAGTCTCAATTTGTGTACCTCTACCACCCTCACGCCTAGGCAACCAGAAGTCCTCAAGCATTGACATATGCTTTCGGTCATCTTTTAATTGCCCTGTGTCTGCGTCATATACTAATTTATTTCTATAACGAGCCATAATATCTTTTAGATATTGTTCAGACTTACCACGAGGTAAGTTACCTACATCAATATAAAAAATTCTACGTTCAGGAGCACGAGCTAATCTATAAATAACCAAAGAATCTTCCATCATTCTTAATTGGTTAATAGGCTTCAGTGCTTTTTGGAGGTGACTATGTATTTTCTTACGTTGCTGGTCTAATATGCCAGAAGTGATATAACTAACTGAGTCATCACTTAATTTTACACCACCGGTTTGACTACCGGGTTTTTCTTGATATATGTAAAATTCATCGATTTTCTTAATAATTTGAGCGCCAGTTTTTACATCTTTTTCTTTCTTGACCTGTTTTACTTTACGGATCTTAGCTGCATCAATTGGCCGAATTTCTTGAATGCCTTCTTTGAGATTAGCTTCATCTACAACTAAGTGATGATATAATCTTCCATCAACATACCAGCGTCTAAAAATTTCATGGGCATTATCATGAAACTGAAGCATGGATGTTATGTTATCAAATTCTTCAATCATCTTCTTCTTGATACCAGACGATAATTTTTCTACGTTATCAAGATTAAGTTCGATTGGATGTTTGTTTTCGCCTGCACTAACTGCTTCATTAATGATGTCATCAATAGCAGCATCTACTTCTGGGTGTTGTGCCACACCACGATATTTGTTTATGAGTGTATGGTTATCAGCAGTTTCATCGCCGTCCATATTTAAATAAGACCCATAATGGGAACCGGCTGCAGTCGTAACGTAGCCTGCACCGTCATCATCAATTGGCGGAACTATGGAAGGTAACTTATCCTTCTTATCGTCTTTATTTCTTTTGATTTCAAATCCAAAGAAATTGAAACCTCTATTGTCTTCTGCCATTTTCACATTACCTAACTATATTTAAGTTTATACAGGAGAGCAAATTAATGCCCTCCCGTATTCTTATTTATACAGTGTTCTACGATGTAGTATTACTAGTCCAATACTGAATCTGGAATTCAACTGTAAATTCTTCGATTGTGTCATTAGCATCATATGCCAAATCAATCGCTGAAATATTAGTTGGAAAAGCTCCAGTAAAGTTATAGGTCTTAATCGTATCACCGTTTTTATTTAGCTGCTCGACAATCATATCAGCAACATACTCATTGACATTGACTAAGCCAGTGTTTTGAGTATGAGCAGAAATACCATTCATCCAACGTTCCATTGCATCTCTAACATTGAAGTCAGTATCATTAATGATAGTAACAGTCCAAGGTTCGAATGTACGATCACCAGCCATTTGTAGTTGTCTACCTCTGAAAGGTACTACAATTGGTGCAATCGTTGATGCTGGTAATTGTGCAGTTTTACACATAAAGGAAGT